GCTGGTGACGTTCCCGACGATGGCCGTCGAGATCGTGCCCACGCGCGACGACCTGGACTACATGACCGGCGCGGTGTTCCGCCGCGCTGCCTAAAAGGAGCCTCGATGAACGACGCCGAAATCCTCATCCTCCGCACCAAGCTGCAGGCCGAGACCAATCCCGCCATCGTCTCCGCGCGTGACGCACGCAACGACACCGAGTGCGCCAACCTCCTGAACGCGGTCTCGACCAGCGTCATCTGGCGCAACAACGTCACGCGGGCCGAGATCTACCACGGCACCAGCGACGCCACGCTGGCCGGCGGCTCGGCGACCACATGGAACTGGACCACCTACAAGAACCAGAGCGTGCCGGAGCAGAACGCGTGGGTGCAGATGTTCATGGGCGAGTCGGCCGACTTCACGCTGCCCAACCTGCGCGCGGCCGTGGGCGCGATCTTCGGCGCGGCGAACGCTCAGACATTGCACGTGGCGGCCATTGCCAAGCGCTTCGCACGCAAGGGAGAGACCTACTTCCTGACCGGCACCGCCACGGTCAACTCGCCAGGCGTGCCGACGTGGACCGGGCTCGTGACGCCAGACGACATCGGCAAGGCGCTGAACAACAACATCGCCGCGCTGAGGGCCTGACATGGCGACCTCTGCCAGCTACATCAACAACGGAACCGCCCTCAAGATCAACGGCGAGGCGGGCGCCGATGTCGCGTGGTCGATGGAGGGGATCTCCAACGGCGCCGGGCGCGTCTCTGCGCAATTCGACCTCGGCGCTGCGCCGCGGCCGAACCGTTTCAAGTGGATCTGCGAGGCGCAGTTCCAGGCCACACCTACGCAGGGTCGCGGGCTCGAGCTGTACGTCGCCGAGGCGCTCGACAACGCGTCGAGTCGCATGTCCGGCGACGTTGGCACCACCGACGCCGCTCTTGGAGACGTGGACATGCGCCGCAACCTCAAGGGCATCGGCTACGTGGTGAGCGAGAACGCCGCGGCCAGCGAGAAGTGCATCGCCTTCGGCGAGTTCACGACCTCGGCGCGCTATCTGAACATGGTCGGGTACAACGACGCGGGAGCCACGACGAACGCCACCGACAGCAACTTCGTCTTCTACCTGCAGCCGGTCTTCGACGAGGGCCAGTGATGACAGCCTACGGCTACCGGACCATCCAGCGCGACCAGCCGGCGATCGGCGCGCCGCTGTCCGATGAGATCCCGCGGCCGTGGGTGAACCTGCGCGCGCTTGGGCGCAACCACGTCACGACTGGCATCACCCCGATCAGCAGCAGCAACTACATCGGGCACTCGGCGCGCAACACGCCGTGGGGCCGTGGCATCCGCATAGACGGCAGTGCCGGCTCAGGAATCTCGCACACCTTCGCCGACTTCCCGGAGCGTCAGCGATACGCTGCGGCGGTGCTGTTCAACGTCGAGGTTGGCGGGGCCGATCAGACCATCTTCGGCATCAACGGCAGCGACAACGGCATCCAGGTCCGCATCAACACGTCGTCGCAGATTGACCTTCTGGCAGAGGCATCGGCGCTGCTCGCCACCTCGACCTACGCCGGATTCACGGCTGGCACGACGCATTGCATCGTGACCATCGCTGATGGCTCAGCGACCTACATCTACGCAAACGGCCGGCACATCCTGACCTACGCTGGCGTCGTGGACAACAAAGTCTCCGTCAAGTTCATGACGCTCGGCTGTCGCGGTGGCGGCACCAGCAACGTGCTGACCGGCACGATCATCGAGGCGACCATGTGGAGCGGCACGCTGCCGAGTCGCACGCAGGGCATGGAGATCTCGCGCGACTACTACGGGACCATGTTCCCGCGGCGGCGCAGCGTGCTGTCCAGGACCGCAGCAGCCGCAGGCATCACAGGCCCACTCATCGGGCGCGGCCGGCTCCTGCATAGCCCGCTCATCGGCGGAAGGCTGGTGCAATGATCAACTTCGGACCTGTCCCCATCGGGGCGGTGCTGCCCGTCTTCTTCTCGAGCTACGCCGGCTCGACGGGCGCAAGCGTCACGCTCACCGGCCTGGCGGTCACCGACATCGAGATCTACAAGGGCACCTCGATGACGCAGCGGGCCAGCGATGCGGGCTACACGCTGCTCGACACCAATGGCATCGACGTGGACGGCACGACGGGCATTCACGCCTTCTCGATCGACACCGGCGACAACACCGACTCAGGGTTCTTCGCGGCCGGCTCGTTCTACACGGTGATCGTCAGCGCGGTGACGGTGGACTCGCAGACCGTGAACTTCATCGCCGCCACGTTCCGACTCACGCCGGCCGAGAGCAGCGCAGGCGTGGCGAAGGTGGACGTGAGCCACTTCGGTGGCAGTGCCGGCACGTTCGCGAGCGGCCGGCCGGAGGTCAACACGACGCACGCCGCGGGCACCGCCTGGGGTTCCGGCGCGATCACGGCAGCCTCGATCGCTGCCGATGCCATCACGGCCGCGAAGGTGGCCGACGGAGCGATTGACGCCGCGACCTTCGCAGCCGGCGCGATCAACGCCGCCGCCATCGCGTCGGACGCCATCACCGCAGCCAAGATCGCCGACGGTGCCATCGACGCAGCCACGTTCGCGGCCGGGGCCATCACCGCCACGGTCATCGCTGATGGAGCCATCGACGCTGCGACCTTCGCGTCGGGGGCACTGGATGCCGTCTGGTCGACCGCGGCCCGCACGCTGACCGCGCTGGACGAGGATTCCACGACCCTCGACCTCGACGCGACCATCCGGGCCGCCGTCGGCCTGGCGAGCGCGAACCTCGACACCCAGCTCACCGCGATCGACGACTACCTCGACACCGAGGTGGCCGCGATCAAGGCGAAGACGGACAACCTGCCGAGTGACCCGGCTGACGCCAGCGACATCGCCGCCTCGTTCTCGACGGTGAACAGCACGCTGTCGACGATCGCCGGCTACATCGACACGGAGGTCGCCGCCATCCTGGCCGCCGTGGACACCGAGGTCGGGGCCATCAAGACGGTCACCGACAAGCTCAACGCGACGCTGGAGGCCACGAGCGACGGGTATCACTTCACCGAGACCGCGCTGGAGCTGGCGCCCAGCGGCACCGGGGCATCGGCGGCGACGATCGCGGCCGCGGTGTGGTCCGAGAGCACGCGCACCCTGACGGCCATCGACGAGGACAGCACGACGCTGGACCTGGACGCCACGATCCGGGCGGCAGTCGGCCTCGCGTCCGCGGACCTCGACACGCAGCTGGGCGACATCGCCACCGATGCGGCCGCCGCAGACATCCGCGGCGAACGCACGGTCTGCCGCGGCACGGTGACGACCGGCGCCTCGACGACCAGCATCCCAACCTCGGCCTTCACGCCGGCCGGCGCGGTCGCGGACCAGTTCAAGGGCCGGATCGTGATCTTCGACATCGACACCGCGACTGCGGCGCTGCGCGGCCAGGCCACCGACATCACGGCCAGCAGCAACAGCAGCACGCCGACGCTGACGGTGACGGCGCTGAACGGCACGCCGGCCAGCGGCGACACCTTCACCGTCGTCTGATGTGGCTCTCACCCAGGCACGTGCGTTCGGTGCGCACGCAGGGCGGCGCTATGGCTCGTTCGCTGGCAAGGCAGTCGAAGCGCACCCGGTCGACAGGCTCACCCAGGCCCGCGCCTTCGGTGCTCATGCTGGCGCGCGCTACGGCAGTTTCGAGGGCCGCGGCGGCGCCGGCTCCCACCCTGTCGGCCGCCTCACGCAGCTGCGGGCGTTCGGCGCGCACGCTGGCGCCCGCTACGGCTCATTCGCCGGCCGCGGCGCGACCGAGCCACCGACCGGAGGCGGCGGCGGGACGTCCTTCGTGCTGCCGCCCAACTGGCGCGAGCTGCTGCGCGAACGCCGCATCGAGGAGGACGACCTCCTGCTGCTCCTGGCGTGCTGCATCGACGGCAACGCGCCGCCCCACTGACCAACTGAGCACCATCGAACATGGATCGCATCTCCAAGCTCGCTGAGGGGCTCGTCGGGCCGGTGCAGGAGTACCTGCAGCGCACGGTGACGCCGCTGATCGCGCGACTGCGCTCGCTCGAGGACTGGCGCGCGGGCCAGCCCCGCGACGGTCGCGACGGCAAGGACGGCCGCGACGGGAAGGACGCCGACCCGGCGATGCTGGAGGCGGCTGTCGTGCGCGCCGTGGCCGCGCTGCCGGTTCCGAAGGACGGCCGCGACGGGCGCGATGGCGCCAACGTCGACCCGGATGTGGTCCGCGGCATGGTGCGCGAAGCCGTGGCCGTGCTGCCGCCGGCACCGGCCGGGCGCGACGGGGTGGATGGCCGGCCGGGCAAGGATGGCGAGCCTGGGTCCGCTGGCAAGGATGGAGCGCCGGGCCGGGACGGGAAAGATGGCGCTCCAGGGAAGGACGCAGATCCAGCGCTGGTCGAGGCGCTCGTGGTGCGCGCCGTGGCTGCGATTCCGCGGCCGGCCGACGGCAAGGACGGCGCCCCCGGGAAGGATGGCCGCGACGGCATCGACGGCAAGGCTGGCGAGACAGGGAAGCAGGGCGAGAAGGGCGACCCTGGGCGCGACGGCCGGGACGCGGATCCGGAGCACGTGCGGGCCTGCGTCGAGCGCGCGGTCGCCGAAGCGCTGCCTGCCCTCATCGAGAAGGCGGTCGTCTCCCGTCTGGAAGCCGTCTCGGCCGAGTGGATCGCGCGCCCATCGCTGCTGGTCCCGCCCGGCCGCGATGGGCTGCCCGGCCGCCCCGGCGACCCGGGCGAGGATGGGCGCGACGGGCGGCCTGGCACCGATGGCCGCGATGGGCTGTCGCCGGAGGACATCAGTCTCTCACTGAAAGACGGACGCACGGTCGAGATGACCTTCCGGACATCTGCAGGCGAGATCGTGCGCGAGGTGTTCCTCGACGGCATGCCGATCGACCGCGGCGTCTTCAAGAGCGGCAGCTCCTACCAGCGCGGCGACGGCGTGACCTACGGCGGCAGCTACTGGTTCTGCCTGGCGGACACCGACAAGCCGCCGCCCGGCGAGCACTGGCGTTTGTCTGTGAAGGGTGCGCGATGAGCCTACGGCCCGCTGATCTCGGTGCCGTCGACGGTGTACGTCACCTTCACGCCGAGCGCTTCGCAGAGTTTGCGAATCGTTGCCGCGCGAAGGTCGCGTTTGTCCTTCTCGTACTCGGCCACTGCGGTCTGGCTGACGCCGGCCTTCGCAGCGGCCGGGTGCGGCCATGCGCGGCCTGGCAAAGCTCGGCATGGCATTGGCATGGGCTGTCAACAGCGGGTCGCGTCGCGTGCGGCGCTTCCCCGTGTTGATGTCGATTCATCACGTGGCCGGGCTAGGTACGGCTCGGCTCTGCAATGCCCTGCAGCGTTCGGTTCTGGCAATTCAGGGCTTGGCGTAACACTGCGTGGCTTGGCTTTGCGATGCACGGGCCGACAACAGCTGAACGGGGCGACCAACTGGTCGCCATTTTTCATTGAGGGGAAGCGCGGATGACGATGCCGAAGACCATCCTCGCCCCGAGCGAAGAGCCCATCACGGTGGACGACGCCCGCGCGCACCTCGAGGCCGCGCGCTACGGCGACACCGAACTCGACGCGACCGACGACGCGATGATCGAATCGTGGATCCAGGCCGCGCGCGAGCACTGCGAGGACTTCCTCGGCCTGTCGCTGGCGGTGCGCACGCTGGAGATCGCGCTTGATGAGTTCCCGGACGACGACGCGCCCATCGTGCTGCCGATGGGCCCGGTCATAGACGTGACCTCGGTCTCCTGGGGCGATGAATCGGACGACGAGATGGACGCCGACGAGTACGTGCTCGACGACTACTCGGTGCCGCACTGCCTCAAGCCGGTGACCGCGTGGCCGAGCGTCACCAGCGCGCCGAACGCGGTGAAGGTCCGCTATCTGGCCGGCTACGGCGAAACCACCGACGGCGCTGATCCGCTGCCGGCGGTGTTCCGCTCGGCCATGCTGCTGGTGATCGGCCACCTGTACGAAAACCGCAGCGAGAGTACCGAGAAGGCGATGTCCAGCCTGCCGCTGGGCGTGCAGGCCCTGCTGCGACCGCGCCGCGTGCGCCTGGGGATGGCGTGAACCCTGGCCGCCTGCGCCACCGCGTGACGATCGAGCGCGTGGAGACAGCCGACGACTCCGACGGCGTGCGCACGGAGACATGGACGCCGATCTGGGGCCCGCTGCCCGCGGAGATCATGCCGATCTCGGGCGGCGAGCTGATCGCGGCCGCGGCGACGGCTTCGAAGGTCGACACCCGCATCCGCATGCGCTACCGGGCCGACATCGTGGCGCTGGAGACCCGGGCGCGGCACCGCGACACCATCTACACCATCGAGGCGGTGATCCCGGACCCGAAGAGCGGCGTCCGCTGGATCACGTTGCAGTGCGTGAGTGGCGCCGATGCCCGTGAGGGATGAGTGGGAGGGCCGATGGCTGGGCCGCACCGTCGTCTGCATCGCCAGCGGGCCATCGCTGACCGAGCAGGACGCCGAGCTCGTGCGGGCCAGCGGGCACCCGACCATCGTGACGAACACGACCTTCCGCATGTGCCCGTGGGCCGACGCGCTGATGGCGTTCGACTGCCGCTGGTGGCAGGTGCACTCGCGCGAGGTGCACGAGACATTCGCCGGCCACACACTGACCTTCTGCCCGAAGGGTGCGGCCGCGCGGTGGGGCGTGCAGACGACGCTGCACAAGGAGAAGGATTGGCTCGACTCCTACGGCAACTCCGGCACGGCCGCGATCTCGCTGGCGATCGTGGCCGGCGCCTCGAAGGTGGTGATGCTGGGCTACGACTGCCAGAAGACCGGCGGCCGCACGCACTGGCACGGAGACCATCCGCGCACGCTCGGCAACGCGCATTCGCTGGCGGGCTGGCCGAAACTGTTCGACAAGCTGGCGAAGTTCGCCGCGGCCCGGCGCGTGCCGGTGGTCAACGCCACGCGCGAGACGGCGCTCACGTGCTTCCCGCGCGTCGACCTGGGGTCCGCGCTGTGAAGAGCATTCGGTGCGGCCGCGGGTTCGGTGACTCGCTCTACCTGCAGGCCGCGGTGCGCCACCTGCTGATGCGCGGCGGGCTGCGCATGCGGGTCGCCTCGGACTGGCCCGATGTGTGGCGGCCGCTGGGCGACCGCGTCGAGGTGATCCCGTTCACCAGGCGCGTCGACATCGTGGCGCACTACGTGATGGGCAAGCGGCGCCTCGACACGACGCAGTTCCAGGACGTATGCCAGCGCGCGGGGATCGAAGGCGACGCGGAACTGCGGCTCGACTGGACGGTCACGAATCCGGCGCTGGTCGACGAGGTGCAGAAGGACGGGCGCCCGGTGCTGATCGTGCAGATGCCGCGCACGCCGATGGGCCGCACGGACGGGTTCGGAAAGACGCTGCTCCCGGACTGCCGGGCGATCCAGGTGCTCATCGACGAGGCGCGCGACACGCATCGCATCGTCCAGATCGGCGCGGGCCAGCCGCTGTTCCACTTCCGCGGCCTCGACCTCGACCTAGCCAACCGCACCACGGTCGCCGAGACCATCGACGCGGTGTCGGTGGCCGACCGATGCCTGGGCTACGTGAGTTTCCTCGTGCCGCTCGCCGAGTCGCTGGACAAGCCGGCGACCTTCGTCTGGTCGCGCCGCGGGCTCGACGACGGGCAGCCGTTCATCAGCTCGATCACGCCGCGCAAGGTGCTGCACAAGGCGACATCGCGCGCGGTGATCGACGTGGAGGTGCTCGGTGTTCGTTGACCGCGCAGCAGTCGCCGAGCGCCTGTCCGGCAAGCGCATCGCACTGGTCGGCAGCGGGCCCGGCGTGCTGCAGAACGAGCCGGGCTTCGTCGACTCGCACGACGTGGTGATCCGGGTGAATAACCACCGGCTGATCGACGAGACCACCGGGCATCGCACGGACGTGCATTACTCGTTCTACGGTCAGTCGATCAAGAAGAGCCGCGCCGAGCTGAAGCTGGAAGGCGTCAGGCTGTGCATGTGCAAATGCCCGAACGCGAAGGCGATGGAGTCGCGCTGGCACGAGCGCATGCACAAGCCGCACGGCGTCGACTTCCGCTACATCTACGAGGCGCGCGAGGGGTGGTGGTTCTGCCCGACCTACGTGCCCACGGTCGAGGAGTTCCTCGCGCATGTGCAGCTGCTGGGCGGCCACGTGCCCACGACGGGATTCGCTGCGCTGCTGGATGTGCTGACCTACTCGCCGGCCAGCGTCTACATGACCGGCTTCGACTTCTTCACCTCCGGGAAGCACAACGTCAGCGACCGCTGGAACCCGGGCCGGCCGGATGACCCCATCGGGCATCTGCCGCAGGTCGAGGCGGCATGGCTGCGGTGGAACATGCATCGGCACCCGATCAGCGTCGACAAGGCGCTGGCGAACGTGCTGGAGGGCCGACCGTGGAGGTGAAGACGTTCGAGTACGACGGGCAGCGGTTCCCGACGTACATCAGCGAAGGTGGCGCGATGCGCTTCATCCTGCCGGCGGCGGTGCACTTCTGCCGCGGCCGCGGAGTGGATGTCGGCGCCGGGCGCTGGCCGTTCCCCGGCGCGATCCCGGTGGAGGCGAAGGACGGCGGCGATGCGATGCGGCTGCCCGCCGGGCCGTTCGACTTCGTGTTCTCGTCGCACTGCCTCGAGCATCTGCCAGACCCGATCGCGGCGCTGGCGCACTGGCGCGACCGGCTGCGGCCCGGTGGCGTGCTGTTCCTCTACCTGCCGCACCCGGACATGACCTACTGGCTGCCGCGCAACTGCTCGAAGCACCTGCACGCCTTCTGGCCGGCCGACATGGCGCGCATCGTGCGCGATCTCGGCTTCGTGGACGTCATCAACAGCGAGCGCGACCTCTGCTGGTCGTTCTCCGTCGTCGGATTCAAGGGAGACCCCGCGTGACTGAAAAGGTGATCGGTGATGTGCGCCACGGGGCGCTGGCGAACCCAGCGCTCAACAAGGTGCTGCAGCAGTTCGGAGCGGAGGCTTTCCGCCGCTGCTCGATCATGATGGAGTTCGAGGCCTTCCTGCGCCGCGTGCATGCGCAGCTGCCGAAGCGCCGCATGACGTGCCTGGAGATCGGCACCTACAACGGCATGTCGGCCATCGTGCTGGCGCAGTACTTCGACCGCGTGATCTGCGTGAGCGTCGACGACAAGCCGGGCGAGCTGCTCAAGCACAACATCGTGAAAGCGCTCGGCATCACGAACATCCGCTTCTTCGACTGCGCGAGCAACGACGAAAAGGCCGCGCTCGTCCGCGACCTGGACTTCGACTTCTGCTACCAGGACGGCGACCACCTGAACGACACGCACACCGACTTCGCGCTGGTCAAGCGCTGCGGGCGCGTGCTGCTGCACGAGTACTGGCCGCTGCAGCCTGCCGTGTGGAACCTGGTAAACACGCTGCCGCAGGACGAGATCCTGCGCGCGCAGTTCGACTGCCTGGCCTACTGGCAGGCCGGAGGCGTGAGGGCCGCGTGAGCGACCTCTGCCGCTTCATAGCCGCGATGCCGGCCTGGCAGGACGGCGACCTGATGCTCTGCCGCGAGCACGGTCTGGCCTACCAGCTCGACCGGGAGCACGGCGTGGCGTATGACGCGGCCTACTTCGAGCGCACCGGCAGCCACCCGGCGGCGATGGTCGACGCGATCAACGACGCACGCATCGCGCTGGTCGCCCGGCACATCGGCGCCGCCCCGGTGCTCGACATCGGCATCGGCTCGGGCGAGTTCATCCGGCGCCGGCCGAACACGCTCGGGCGCGATGTCAACCCGGTGGCCGTCGACTGGCTGAAGACCACCGGCCGCTGGGCCGAGTCCTTCGAAGGCTTCGCGGGCTTGACGATGTGGGACGTGATCGAGCACCTGCACGATCCAGAGCAGTACCTGCGGCACATCCGGCTGCATGCCTGGCTGTTCGTCAGCCTGCCGCTGGTCTACGCGCTGGGCGGCATCCGGCTGTCGCGCCACTACCGGCCCGGCGAGCATCTGACCTACTGGACCGAGGAGGGCTTCCTCGACTGGATGGACGCGCACGGCTTCCGCTGCTTCGAGCGCAACGACGCGGAGATCCAGGCCGGCCGCGAGTCCATCTACTCGTTCGCCTTCAGGCGCTACAGGTGGCCGGCGTGAGCGAGAAGGTCTACCGCGGCAAGAACGGCTTCGTCTCGGCGCGGTTCCGGGGCTCGCTGGCCGAGAAGGTGAAGGCTCTCGGCAAGGGTGCGGAGGAGGCGCTGCGGCCCGCGGCGCAGGCCGGGGCGCAGGTCTTTTATGACGAGATGCGCGCGCGCGTGCCGGTGGCCGAGGGAGTGCTGCGCGACTCGATCTACCAGTTCTTCCTCGACCGCAAGTCGACCGACGCAAAGAAGGTCTACGTCGTCGGGCCGAACAAGGGCAAGGCGCCGCACTGGCACCTCGTGGAGTTCGGGCACTGGCAGCCGTACGCGGTCATGCAGATCG